AATTCCTTTTCGTTGGACAGTTCTTCTAATATGGGAGCAACCCTTTTACAGGGACCGCACCATTCTGCCCAGAAATCAACCAATATGACCTTATTGTCTGTCAATGCTTGATTAAAATTGTTATTGTCTAATAATAAGATGTTACTCATTTGGCTGAGACTTTAACTCCTCTGCCACTTCATTAAACTTATTCATAAACATTTGAACCACAAACAGGGTTGTTTCTTTAGAGTTCTTCATTAAAGCTTGACTTGAGGCTTCATTTATTTGGTCTGATGGCACTGCGTTATACCATTTCTGATATAACGCAATGGAAACATCTTCTACTATAGAATCAAGAACTAAAAGATCTTTAGCCATTCAAGGCTGCCTGTAGATTAATTAGTTTTTGATTTTTTATAGTTGCGCTAGAAACGATTTTAGACGTCCTAGAGATAAGCTGATAAATTTCTGCATAAGTCAATTGTGGTTTAAAAGACTTAATAGTGGCCCATTGAGTTGCAGCAATTACTGTTGAACCCGAAGTTCCACCGCTATTTATAACTTTACCGCCCACAGTAGTCACTCTATTTTGTCCTAAAGCATAGAAGTCAATTAGTTTTTCATCATAGTTTGAATAAGACGCAATTGATTCAGCGGGCATAGTTGATCCTATTGCAATAGATTCAGGAATACATGCTGGCCAATCTATTCTTTTATAATCACGATGATTTCCTGCTGGGAAAAATACTCCGACCCCAACATTATTAAGGCTTACAATTTTGCTTTGAGTGATAGGTGTTTTAGTACAATAATCTGTGCCTACAGCACCTAAATTTCTATGGCCTTGAGACATAGATACCGCCTGAATGTTAAATCTATCTTTATTTTTTAAGACCCAGTCTAAAGCAAGGTTAAGCGTAGCATCTGTTGTAATTTGACGTGAGCCGTCTGGATTAGCACCAATAATTCTTATAAATATAATTTTAACGTTTGGATTAGTGTTTACGGCCAAGGAAGCCATTTCGGTTCCGTGGGCAAATCCATTTCTAGAGAGTATTTCTGTTGGTAGTGTTGCCGATCCTGGACCTTCCATTTCCGACAATTTATTTGGGCAAGATGAATTTTGATTTATACAAACCTCAAGCAATATCTTATCTTTAAATATTGGAAGAGATGTGTCCAACGCTGTGTCTAAAATAGCAATCGTTGGTTGCGCTACAGTTCTATTCTGTAGTTTTGTTGCATGTGCGGATGTTGATGTTGATAGTGTTATGGCTATAAAAGCCGCTATTAGTTTTTTATTCATAGGTATATAATACTAAATACCCCAGGGTATGTCAATAGGGTTTATTTATCTTTATCTAGTTTAGTCTTATACCACTTACCAGCGTCCATTTCTGGTCCCGCCAGCTTATTTTCTGCTAAAAGGATCTCTATGGCTCTGCTTACATAGTCTATTTGAAATTGTAATCTGACAACTTCCATTTCAAGCAGTCTGATTCTTTCTGATTTGGTCACTCTACCGTCTTTCTGTCTAATGGTGTTGGGGCGGTCAACAGAGCCCCACACTCCGTGCATTGCATGTCTAAGAAATACGTGGCTATCTCGTAATTCTCAAAAATAACCCTTACGTAAAAATGTTGGGAGCCGCAAACACAGGCGTGAGTTGGGGTTCCTCGAAGATCTAAAAAGGATTCTGACTCTAGGGAAACCTTTTTGGGGCTTTCTTTTTCTACGCATTCAATATCATCTTTATCTACTAAAACTAATTCATACTTATCATTAAATTCTTGCAGCACTTTAAGTCCTAGTCCTCCGACTAAGGCGGCTGCAAGTCCGTTAAGCCATTTCATAAATCTATTATACTCTAAATCTCTATAATTGTAAAGGGTCCTCTTACGCTCATGATAAATTTTTGAGCGGCTTCCAGAGCCATTCTGACACGCTTTCGTGGCGTTTTTATTGTTGTTGTTGAGAATAAAGATCCTAGTGCTACCTGCTGTCCGCTTCCTTCCGCTAGGTAGTCTACGTCCACTTCTGATATATGATAGTCTATATCCATTATAAAAATTCTTCCAGTTTTTTGAACTGCAATTATAATGATACCGCCCTCATCACCATCTTCTGTGTTGGTTCCAAATTTTCCATATCCGTGCTCTTGGTAAGCTTCTTTAATTGATTGAACAAATTTAGTACGCATAAACTTGTCTAAATTTTTAAAACCAGCGCTTGGCTTATAAAGTGGGGGAGTCCAATTGTATTGAAGTATTTGACCCATTCTAAAGCTATCTACAAAGCCGATTCCATATTGACCCGCTCTAAATACTTTTGGATCATTTGTTTGTAGCAATAAACCAGTTTTTTCATCTGAGGCAGCAGAGTCTCCACCCAAGTATACTTTATTTCCTACAGACAGGGCTACAATACAGGTCATATGCCCTAGTATACTATTTTTAAAATTCTGTGTCCAGGTGCTCTAAATCCTCGTGTATTTTGTGGTCAATATATGATAATTTAATCATAGTGTCCTCAAGCTCAGCCTTCACGGCAATTAGCTCTTGAATAGTATTATAGTATTTATCTTTCCACTCAGTCAATTCACGCTCAATTTTATATAACTCTATTTTAAGATCTTTGACCTCTATTTTAAGGTGGTCTTGTTCACGCTCAGACTTGCGTATTTTTTCTTTTTTGTTGTCTCTTATACCAGCAACAATTGCTGTGCCCATGCCAGATAAAATGGCGGCAAGGACAGCAATAACGACAGCGGTATAGTCTAGATTCATTATTTACTAATTATACCGTAAAATGAATGTTAAACTAAGAGTTCAGATGCTGAAATTTCGTTGCCCACATAACGCCTTTTTATAATGTGCTCTTTTACATAATCTGGGCCCTGGGATCTTCCTGCCAATATAATTACCCAGCGGGGTTCAAATTTAGATGAAGAGCAAGTCTCGCAAATAAATAAATTAATTGGCAACAGAGAAGATTTTTTTACATCTAATTTATTTTTAGTCTTATTGCAACTGTAGCACAGTATTTTTTCCATTACTCTGATTCCTCAATATGTTTAAAAGAAATTTCATCTATAATACTGAAATCTTCATTATCCATTAACTCGTTGTACTCCATACCATCCTTACTATATTTAACTATTGATGCCCATGCACCAAGTTGTTCTACCGTACCGTGACAATTTTCTTCATGAATAAAAACAACATGAACCGTGTCATAGTACTCTCTCACTAGGTTTACCCTCCAGCTCGCATCTTACTCCGTATGATTCAAGCAGTCGCTTGACCTTTCCTACATAATCAATAACCATTTCCTTCTTGGTTCCCTCAAATTGTAAAAAATTATCTTCATACAGTCTTAATGCTAAGAACTCAGGGTACATAACGATATCCATAAGAAGCCCCGATGGCTTCTTTACTTGATGCACTGCCTTCTTCATCTCTTCTGTGTAGAAAACAGGCTTATTGGGCTCGCCAGTCCAATGATTTATTCCGTACTTAAAATGCTCTTTAATATCTTTTTTATTAATAAACATTTTTTTTCTTTAACCTCTTCCAGTCTTCTGAATTTTTGTGTAAGTTCTTTGATTTATCAATAGAGCCTGCAGTCAAGTATACTCCGCCCCAAACACCATATTCGTTGTTTTCTACTCCAGACTGATGACACATCTTCATTACTGGACAACTAAAACACATTTCATCTATATTTTTTGCTATGTTGGGATCAGATTCATACTTATCATAGAATAAGTTTGTATCCATGCCCCTGCATATTGCAAGATGAAACCAATCTAAGTCTTCTTCGTCTACGCCTAAACTATTTAAAATTTCTGACATGCTTTACAGGCAGCTTCCATATTCCATTACTGTCAACAGAGATTCTTTCTGCTGTCCCCCATGCACCTTTTTTAAACATGCCGCTTACGTTTGTAAAGCCATTGTTATTTTTTTTCCAAATTATTAAATCGTAATTGTCCCAGAAAGGGGTAACAAATCTAGCCTTCTTGATGAAGACTTCGACTCCTAATTCTGTCAAATTTAACATGCTGTCCTAAACATAAACCGCAGCATCCCACTGATATATATTATACAGTATCTGCTGCGGCTATGTCAACAACTATTTTAGGAAAGCCCCACCCCATGAATATTTACTAACGTATTTGCCACCACGGCGCTTATATTCTTGAACTACCCATCCATTTGCATAAGCTGATGGATATACTTCAAATTTTCTTTTTGCCTCGGCGACTACTCTTGCATATAGCTCTTTATCGGCTGGCTCACCTTTTCTAGGCTTAATTACGTCTTTAAATTTATCTTTTGCTTTGTCTAAGTCTTCGTCTGACTCATCATTTGATTTTTTAATTGGGACGCAATTTGGGACCTTGCGACCATTTTTATCCTTCATGCCTCTTTGCTCGTACCCTGACCAGCAGGCTTTATTTAGGTTGTCCCATTTATCTTCCTCTTCATTTTCTGAATGATAGGTTTTTGAAATCTCTTCATCTGTCTGATCCTCTGGTTTTGGATCTACAGATTTAACTAATTCATCTTCTATTTCAACAACTGTGTCTATTGGATTAACTACATCCTCTAGAATATCTTTAATTTCATCTACTATTTCCTGCATTTGTAATGACTTTTTCATATTTTTCTCCCTATTTACAATTTTACGAGACCAAGAAAACCCTGCATCTCCGCCCCAGGCCAACCACATAATTTTGCCGTTAGATGGGTTTTCTGCGTTATTAAAATCTTTTCCTTTCTTATCTACCTCATGACGGGAGAAAAAAGAATACATTCTTTTAACTGTAGACAAGCTAAGTGTTTCTCCACGAGCTAACTGACCTGCACGGGTCCAACCAACTGCCGTTCCAGCGCCCTTTGCTTTTCCTTGCTCTTTTAATTTAATTGCACGACGAGCTGCAGACTGCATCCCTGCTGTTGGCTTGTAACCTTCTTTGGCCATATTATTTCTCCTTTACGCTAATGATTTTAACGTTTTTAATTTCGTCATCTACCCCAAATATGTCGCCAGCATAGTCTAGGGCGTCGTCTTCATTAAAGGCTTCAACCTCTGCCTCTACCTCTAATTTTACCGTATATGTCTTCATTATACTAAAAACTAAGCTCCTTGGCTAGCCCCTTTAAACTTTGGCCTTCCAAATCCAACAATTGAAATTAGAACCCCTTTTTTGTTTTTCTTAAATGCACGGAGTTGTTTACAAACCTCTCCACCGTTTCTTTGGCTTCCGCCCTTACGGTTGGTTGTATTGCCCTCTATGCACCATACGGTTCCATCTTCATTGTCTTTAATGACAATCCCTACGTGACTAATGCGGTCTACGCCGTCTGCAGGAAAATCAAAATAGGCAATATCTCCTGGTTCAGGATCTGCTAGATCTCCATCAATCCATGCATTTTTCTTCTTAAAAGCTGCTGCACCTGCTGGTGTGTATACAGTGTTAGGTACTTTAACCCCAGCCTCGTTAGCACACCACATTACGAATGAACCGCACCATGGCTGGAAATCTGATTTGGTAAATTTGCCGTATTTAGTCTCATTATCTTTTGGACCCTCTACGACTCCAATTTCTGCTTTAGCAACTTCAACTAAGCGTTCTGCTGTTCCTTGATCTGCCATTATTTATCCCAACTCTCATCTACTTCATGTGGAGCAGGAACTTGATCTGCTGGCTTTGCTGCACGACGTGCTGCTGCCTCATCAATCTCTGCTTCTAATTTTTTATCTGCTTGAGTATTTTTAGCATCTAACTCTTTGTTATCAAGTTGTGCCTTCATAATATCTTTAGCGCCAGAGTTACCAATAAGCAGGCCCGCCAATGTTCCTGTAATAAATGTTGCAACGCTTCCTAATACGTTGAAGAACATCTTGTCATTCTCTGACTGCGCCCCAATTGGTTGTGTTACAAATATAAGAGCATACAAGATTCCTAATGATGTGCACAGCAAAATTGTTCCTAGTGTTATACCTAAAACAAACTTTAACCTTGCGTCAAGATCTGCTGGTGTTAATCTTTCTCTTCTAGCCATTCTTTACCTTTGATTTCTGGTACTCATCCCATATTTCTTTTCCTACCAAATCAGCAGAGCATGTCCCAGTAGTTCTACAAACTGGTGGGTTGCACTCTGCCTTTTCCCAATTTTCAGGGTTTTGGCAGTCATAGCGATACGTTCCATCAAAATTACACGATGTAATTGTGAGGGCTAGCATTAAACTAGCTAGTGAGGCACCTATTTTTTTCATGCCTCCATTATAGCATTTATTCGTCTTCTTTTCGAAGCGGTATTGTAACTAGCCAAATAACGGTTGCTATAATAGTAGCTATTCCTACCACATCTTGAGCGGTTCCAGTCAGGGTCAGCCATGCTATAAAAAATCCAAGGAGGGTCCATACTTGGGCTATGCTTTCCTTGACGGCCTCCCAAAGCCAATTAAAAAGGCCCTTGATTATTTTCATTATCTCCTCCTAGTCATGGCTGCTGCCACTATATTACTTGCAATAATTACTGGCACAATTACTTCTTGCGCCTTTTCTCTTTGATCGTCAGTCATGTCCTTACCCCATTCTGATGGGCTAAGTATTTTTTCAAAATCTATATTTGTAATTGCACCAATTGGATCTGCTAAAAATGCTTCTGTTGCTATTTCTGTAGTTGCATCTGCTAGAGTGTATGGCATTGGCGCTGCCTCATTCTCTTTAATTCTATCACCAAATTCTTCAAGAGCCTTTGCAACTGTAGGTTCTGATGCTGCAAGTTCTACTACTTTAGATAATTCTTCTGTTTTAATTCCAAGGCCTTGTGCCACTTCCGCTTTTTGTTCTGGACTTAATTGAGTCAACGTATTTTTATTTGTTAAATCTGCAATTAGATTTGCTGTTGCTTCTGTGATAACATTAGGTTGTGATGGTTTTGGAGAAGGTTCAACAGGAGTTGGCTCAGGTTCGGGAGTTGGATCTGGATTTGTATCCGTTGGCTGAGGTGAAGGCTCTGGTGAGGGCTCAGGAGTGGGCTCTGGTTCAGGGGTTGGAGTTGGCTTTACCTCTTCGGTTATTTCAGGCTTTGGAGTTGGAGTGGGATCGACTGGTTTTGTTTGCTCAGGCGATGGCTCAGGAGTAGGTGTAGGAGTAGGTGTAGGTTTTGGTTCAGGTGTTGGCGTAGGGGTAACTGTTGGTTGATTTGCAGCAGCCTGTGCAAGGGCAATAGCAATAGCAGTATTAATTTCTTTAACTAATTGCTCGTCATAATAATCCCAAGCATCGTCAATTGCATCTTCCACATTTATAATAGATTGATTGTATTCTGTGGTAGCATTATTTTTAGCAGTTAAAGCGTTTGCCGTATTTGCAACGGCGGTGTTGTGTGCAGTTGTCTTAGTTGCTAGTGTTTGATTGTATGTGGTTAAAGTAGAATCAGCAGAATTATATGTTTGATTTGCTTGATCATATTCTGATTGAGCAACTACTAAAGCATTTTCTGCATCTATTAATTGCTGTGGTTTAGCTGGAATTTCAGTAGATAATGCAGAACTTGGAACTACTGTGAACCCATTACCTATATTCCATTCAAGTCGTCCATTTGCCCCGCCACCATTTTCATACCACCAAACTTCGATTGGAACCCATTCATTACTATCCATATAAAAACCATTAGATGCTCCGCACCAGCCACCACGATCAACCCAGTTATTAATAACAGTTATTCCACTTATTTTTAAAATCATTCCATCATCGCCACATGTTCTAAACTGCGGGGTCCAATGTTGTGTTTGTTTAATGTAGCCTGTCCACTTTATTTGATAATCATCAAAAAGCCCTGATGGACCACCTAATACATAATTAAAATTAATGTCCGCCCAAGTACCCATCGACATGGGCTGTTGATCACATCCAAAAGGAGGGGACACATTATAACCATTCCAATATGTCCAGCAGTCATAAAGAAAAGCGTTCAATCCTGGCTGACCAGATGGTGGGTAGTTAATAAGGGCTGTCTGATAGTTAATTTGTGCAGCATTTAAATTTGTTTCTTTTGTTTGTTTATTTGTTAATGCTGTAGCAACCGTTACTGTTTGACCATCTACTGCTATTTGCGCTGCTAACTTTTCTGATAAGGCTGTTGCTTCTGCTCCTACCGCCGCATCATATGCAGCATATGAATTGTCTCTAGCAGTCTTGGCAGATACTGCGGTGTTGTATTTATTTTCTGCTACGCCAATTAAAGACTGAAATTCTGTTTTGTGGTTTAAGTTTGAAACCTTAGATTTTAATTGTGTTATTTCTTGGTCAGCAATTGAAAGTGGGTTGTCGCTATATGAGGCAGGCGATAGAAACAGCCATCCAAACCCCAAAATTGCGGCTAATGATAATCTCCATACCTTATTCCTAGTCAACTATAACTCCTACACAAACAATTTGTTTTGTATAGTTAATTATATCATTGGACTACTTAGCGTTATCTGTTTTATAAAACCCTGCACCTTTAAACTGAACACCAAATGTGTTGTATTGTCTTATCATAGCAGCACCACATTTTTTACAAAGCTCTACCATGCTTGCTTTATTCATAGGCTTATCTATTTCTGCAACATTCTCACAAAGAATGCACTTGTATTCATAAACAGGCATTACTTACCGCTCTTTTTTCTCTTTTCCGCTAGGGCTGCAAAATCTTTTACTTTTGTTTCGCCCATGTATCCCCAAGCGTACCCGTCTTCAATCATCTGCTCATTAACAGACTTACTGTTCCCGTCAAGATACACCCATCCAAGTATCCTGCCATATTTTTCTGAACTGTCAGGCTTTTCTGTTTTTACAACTACGTCCTTGGCATCTTTTAATTTAGATTTTAAATATTCCTTTGACTCAAGGCCAAGTGTTTTTTCAAACTTGTCTGCTGTTCTAGATTCTGGTGTATCTATTCCCGCCAATCTTAATCTTTGAGAATAAGATATGCTAAATCCAAGATCTATGTCAACATCAATTGTGTCTCCGTCAACGACCTTTGATACATTCTTTACCCTATACTCAAACATTTTTCTCCTTAAATTTAAGGAGCAGTTTATTTAGGACATGCTCAGGTCCTATCCTTGGGCTGCGATGCCCGTATCTGCGACTCCCCAGTGACGGGGTGCAGATCTTTATTATACTATTTATTTAATTTTGATGGTTTTAGGCTTCTTCTCTTCTGGCAGAATGCGTATAATCTCTATTTTAAGCAGTCCGCAGCATAATTCAGCAGCCTTTACTTCCATATGTTCACCAAGGGCCCATTCACGGCTAAATTTACGAGAAGCAATACCACGGTGGATAAACTTTGTGTCAGCTTCCTCCGTCTTTAATTCTCCTTTTACCGTAAGTTTGCCATCTGCTGTTGAGACTTCAATATCTTTTTTATCAAATCCAGCAACGGCTAATTCGACAACAAAGTTGTCTTCGTCTACCTTGATTACATTATATGGTGGGTAAGTTGTGTTTGCAGATACAGAATGAACGTGGTTCCAGGTATCTAGCGCCCTATCAAACCCAATAAAAAATGGATCTCTAAAAAGATCCATAGCAAATTGTGTTACCATTTTATTCCTCCTATTAAGCGAATAATTTAATATAGGACCCCTTATGGGCATCCTACTAGAAGTATAGCATATATTTTAATTATTAGGTATATTCTTAAACGATTCTGGGTCTATATCAATAAGACCCCTTTCTTTAGCCGCCTTATATCCCATGGGGCTCATGTGTATTGTGGCCTCCAAGTTTTCGTTATACTCTATATTAATTAACCCTGCTTGGTATAGTTCTAGCAAAGATCTGTCTACATATTCTTGGTGGGATTGCAAGAGCTCTGGAGCATATTCCTGTGCAAGTTCTTCGTTAATAGAATAAATTAATTCTCCTTTTTCATCTAAACCCTCTACACTAATTACGCCTAACTCTATGTAATAGCTCATCAGTTTATCATTTTCAAAAGATTCATCATCATTTATGTTCATTAACAGTACCGTCCTCGCTTTTATCAATTGTTTTCTCTACTAACTGCTGAACGTATTCAGAAAAATGTTTCCTAATATTACCAGGGGGTCTTGACCCCGTGGTTTTCCAAAGCCTCTTATATTCTATCACATTTGCAAATGTAGTGGGGCACAGGCATACGCCTTCATATTCTTTTAAAACGGTTGGCAGCGGAACATGTTTACCGCAACACTTACACTGCTTTGCTTTTTCTTGATAAGTACTCACACTATTTCCATTCCGTCTAAAGCATCCGACAAATTTTGTGGCATTCTTGGAGGACGTATCATATTTAAAGAAATCTCGTCTTCTTCTCTGTCCCATTTTAAGGACGTGTAAGTATGAATTTCTATTTCTTCGTTATTCTGTGGCTTGCTTCTACTAATAGCATTGTATACAGATCCGCATACCGCATCTGCTAAATCTTTAGATCCTTTTCTTGGGTGATCAATTCTATCTCTCATAATTTTTAATTGAAGCAATTCATCAATCAGCAATTTAATCGAGGGACCACTTAGCCTGTCTTCAGATATAACCATGGCCATATCATCGTAATGTTTCTTTGCTACAGATAAAGTCTCTGTGTTAATACCATATTGTTTTAATTGCTGCATCATATCGTGAGAATTCCATCTGTCAAACGTACAGATTCTTATTTTAAATCCTTTTGTTCTGAGAGACAAAATGTAATCTCTAACATCTTTAAAGTCTACGGACTTATCTGGGGTTGGTGTCCAATATCTAACGGCATCCACTTCCACAATTGGAGCAGGCTGAGAATAAGTGTCTGTTAATTTTATGTTAACCCATTTTTGCACATGAGACATTGCAACCGCACAGTGGTCATGTTTTTGAGCTAAGTCCACATGGATAAAATATTCTTTATCTGGATCGGGGGCAAACCAATCTGAGAACCTGCCAAATTGATCTACAGCAAGAGTTCTATTGCTAAATGCGTTCTCAATTTTTTCTCTAGACTTAAAAAATGCATCTATTGCTTCTGATGGCATACATGCAAATCTACCCAATGCGTCTGGTGCGTTCTTGTAAAAAGCTACTTTAAAATCATTAATAGATCTTGTAGGGTTTACCTCCCAAGTAGGTCTTTTTAATGCGTAAACCTTTGGATATTTGTATGAGACTATATGATCTTCTTCCCATTCAATACTAAACTCATTGCCGTCCGTACCCTCTGGCAAAGACTCATCTAATTTAAAATGATGACCTTTAACTACAACTTCTTTTTCTGCAACAACATCGTCGTATCTTTGCTGAATATAATCGTTCTTGTATCTAGGAAATGATAACAAAATAACCTTTCCGTAGTCTGGAAAACGTGAATCCACGGAAGCACGGTACATTTCATAAATCGCAACACCTGTTTTTGCCTGCTCATGCCCTGTAGTATTTTCTACGCTAAACCCAGATATTTCGTCTAGGATTACAACTATTACGTTGTATCCTTCCCAAGCCTCACGTTCTGAGTGACCCGAATGCACCGTAATATTTTTGTTAAATTTTATTTCAGAAGCTTTTTCAGAATACTTGCCTACAAACCAGGGGCTCTTGTCTATCCTAGTTTTAAAGCCTTTAAAAAATACGTTGTTTGCTTGCTGTGCATTAATAGCAATGTTTATAATATCTATAGAGTCCCCTGGGGGTTTGCCGTAATATGTTGCTGGATCCTTGAGGCATAATAGTAAATAAACTATATACGATACAGATATTGCAGAGCAGTAATCTTTTCCGCTGCCCTTACCTAATTGAGCAATTACTTCGTTACAGGTTTGTTTAAATCTTCGCTTACCTTCGTCTT